AATCATCTCCGGCCGAAATTGCCGTAACAACAAAAACAGCACCAATATTGTCTCCAACTTGGTTTGGGGGTTTTATGGGACGAATGCGAACTGCCATTACCTCAGGTACAGGTAACGTATTAGAAGTATTTAAAGATATGTATTGTTTTCGTGATATAAAAGGAATAGCCACTGAAACAACACTAGATCCTCGAATTGTTACTATACGTCTATAGCAATATGCATCCATATCTGCCGTCACAACATCTCTTTGGTCGGGGTTGTACACATAAATTCCGAAGGTAGCGGTGATTAAAGGAGATGTGAAGAAATAAAATCTAATCTTCGTACTCCCTCGCCACAATCGAAAAATACAACCTAACTGGTCCATATAGGAACTACGGACCCAGGAAGAGACACCGGGGGGGGCTGATAAAGGTTCGTGTCTTACTGGTACAAACACGTTTGGGGAAGACGTTGTATCAAAAATGAAAAATTCACTGATAGTCGGGGTCTTAGCAATATCTAACACTTTGTGCATTAGCGCAGTTTCACCTAGATGATTAGGCGCTAAGTGTTTTCATTGCACAGAATCCATACTAACAGCGGGGGAATAAACGGTATGAGAAATAGGTCCATAGGAATGAGCTCTAACATAAGTTAAAGCCCTTTCTTCTTTTTCTACTTCGTAACCATTAAATTTTTCTTTCAAATTTGAATAAATGCCTTCTAAAACAGATACTCCGCTTAAAACAGCAGCAACAGGAAGACCAACTTCTGGTGCAACTGCTGTTAAAACGGATCCTGTTATTTCTCCTGCTTCCATAAGTGAGGCGTAATCTGGAGCTCTTCCACTTTGTGCAATAGGAATAGCACCAAACACCTCAGGTTCATGAAAGGATACATAAACGTTATAAGTGGGGGCTTCTATAGAAGAATCAGTACTAAGTGAACCAAGAACTTCAGTGTAAACTGTAGGTCCTGGGCCTGATTCTCCAACAAATAACTCATAAACGTCATATATCGAGATGAATGGAATTACAAAATCTAAGCCTTCTGCGGATGCCAGATCTAACAACATGGGATTGTTGTTTATCCACTGACGACTCAAATTTGATTGGTCAACTTCGGGAACCCATGATACAGCCATCACTCCATATTGAGTCGGAGTAGAATTTGGTACAATTCTTACTCTAACTCCTGTTCTTATGAAGCGAAAACCTCTCAGATAATTAATTACAGTAGGATAAACTGATGTAATAACCGAGTACGGGTTAAAAACCAATGTGGCTAGGGACAAAGCCGTTTGGTTTGTGAACACTAAATATTCACGGGACAAAACTTGCTTGGGAGTTTCTTGTAAATAATTTGTGTGGTATTCATCGAAATTCAAATTCTGATGCATTGCTACTTCAGAAGTCAAATCTAATGTTTGTCTACCACGGCGATCAAGTTCTGTTAAATCTTGATTGCCTCCAAGTGTCAAATTATTCATTGTTTCTCTATCTCTTGTTTGTTCTGCAATACCCTAGCATATACATATTGGGTTGTATTAGGCCCAATATATTGCGGAAACTCACGTCAAGCATCTACATGCGTTAACGGAGGGGTCAGTTTAAGCGTGCCCACGCGCTAATTTCTTAAGGGAATTAATCTTACCGAAGCTGGTAAAGCAACTTTTAATGATAGTCAATCAAATTATATCGTAATTAACGCCTTATTACATAAGGGAATGGATGGTCAGAATCACTGGTTTTAACATCTATGCTGATGGTTTCGTTTGGTGAAACAACACCCTTTTAACGTCTTTAGTGACGATTTCTTTAGGCAAGAAATAACACCCATTTTAACGTCTTATGTGACGGTGCAAATCAGATTCTAATATTGATGGTATCCGAATACTGGAGAAGAAGATTCTCTTTTATAACTGTGCAGCTTGGACACTCTGACAATATGTTGACTTTACTCAACGCATCATCAATAAGCTGTTCATAATAAAGCATCTCCTTCTCAGGATACATAACCAATTCTTGCTTGGCCATCAATACATTCTGTTGTAACTGTTTGATGTTATCATCACTTTTGCGAATGAAACGCAACATAGTGAAGATAGCATCTAAATCCAAGGGTGCATATACCACTCCATCCTCAAGGCGAAATTTTCGAGATAAGAAAATTTGGTCTTCAATCTTCAAAAAGGGACTGTTGATTGAAGACTTCACCGGATCGGTGTAAGTTGATATAAATAACTCGGACATAGTTTTCCCTACAGTTACATTATTGAACCAGTTTACACTAGGATGAACACTTCCTAGATTATCATCTCCATAAAAATATCCGCTATATACCTGATTAAAAGGTAGCTTACAATCGGGGGGCTTAAGCTTAATATAACAACATATAAACATGGAAACTGTAACCATGGAATTAAAGAAAGAAGTGATATAATTTCCAGAAGAATTACCTTTATTAGTATAATAAGTTTTCCTTCCGCAAATGTGAATAGTATTGACAATAGTCCAGCCAATACCACGAAGCACTCTCTTCTCCTTTTCATCGTTTATTCCCATAAAATGTATCATCACCTCTGGTACAAGATAACCAAAACATCTCATAGTACTCATGTCTAAGGAAGAAATATCCCCTCCCATCACTCTGTCTGTACCATATTTAGTCACACGCTTGTGTAACATGGCCCAATCCAAACTGACAGGGGAGTTACCTATGGCAAACATGGAATTCTCTCTGTGACGTTTAGTAAAAGACATATAATTGCCAAGAATCATTTTGACCGCTATTGTTTGTGCTACTGAACCAGCCATAAACAAACGCGGGCAATCAACCTTGGCATTATCTTTAGTTTCATCTTTTAAAATATCTATCACTTCCTGAACTACATAATTACCTTCTTCCCAATTACGAATAACCCATTCGACTTCCTCTCTTAATTTTCCATCTATGGTCTTCTTATCTAAATCAATAAGAGAATTCCTCTTTCCTTCCTTTGGTTTAAAGGGTACTCGAGGAAAACCTGACGAGGTGGAAACATCCAAAGATCCCACTTCTCCTGTCCCAAAGCAAGCTTCTTCTATCGTCAACCTTTTATGTTTATAACCTTTCGGTAATACTTTATCATAAAAATAAAAAGGATCGGACATCAGAACTTCAATTTGTTTAGGAGTTTTCTTATCTGGAAAATTTGAATACTTTGCCAATCGATTTTTAAGGGGAAAAATCGTGTTTCCTTCCGCATCAACATAGGGTTTCAAACGAGCCGGAGATCTTCCTGAATCCAAATAAGGGTGCAAAGGACTCTGGATAAGCTGAGTTTCGGATGGCATAAAGGCAGCCTTCAATGGGACTAACTCTGGAGCAGTGTTTTCTGGAACTTCCAAACACATTTCCTCTTCATTATAATACTCTATATAAGCCTGCGCAACGCAAGTCTTATCTGAGAAATCACTTCTGAAAAGGGGAGCTACTATAGCATCATCTCCGACTCTTCCAACATGAACTCCGAATAAGGGTGCATTTTGATCTTTGGAATCATTAGATACCCATGGAAAACAGCAAATACCTGCAATTCCTTTTCCATCAGTAACATTATAATATCCTTTATATCCAACACGATTATCTGTACCGGGTATAAGAGATTCCAAAAAACTTTCCTTAAACTCAACTTTTCCACCTGAAGAGTATACTTGAACAACATCGCCTTTCGAGTCCATAGTTTTCATAAGTCTAGTGCACTTATTTACCACAGTCAAAGGTCTTTCTGGAATAGAATTAGCTATATTTTTAACTTTCTGGCCTACTTTGAAAGTTATTTTAGCCAAATCTCGATCCGGAAAACGGGTTATGTTATACTCTGTACCAGAAATAGTTGAAGGACATTTTCCTGAAGAATCAAACAATTTGAAAGTTTGTCCCGTGGCCATCATTACGGAGTGCCACGGCACAACAGCCTCTTTAGGTGTAATAAAGAGTAGCTGAGTTTCCACATTGTATTTGGGAGTTTTAAAAATAGCATACCGAGAATTCAAAAGCATGTTAGACCACCGACTCACTGTACTATCGGGACCCTGGGCAGCCGCAATGTAACGAGGATTAAATGTTATATTACGATCCGCTTTCTCACTTTTGAGTTTCTCATCAGATTGGGTTATGGGCTTCCATTCTGATGTTTCGTCAGTTACTTGTTCCGTTGAAAAACTCTCCACCAATTTAACTATTCCATATATAATAGCTCCTAGAGCAGCTGCAGAAATAACAGCTGCTCCTGTTCCAAAGAGAATGGTCAAAACATGTTTATTCACCGATTCGTGTAAATCGTTTTCGTAATCATCTTTTGATTTATCCTCTTCAGCTCTCTTTTTATGTGCTTCTACATATGGATTTTCTTCTTTCTTTGAATAACCCCATGCAAACATTTGTGCAGATGCAAGTGCTAACTCTTCGGAAGATGAATCTTCTTCTCCTCCTAAAAGTCCCATGCTTTCATCCGCAAAATCTATGCTTGAGCCATCCAATTGATTAAGTAATGAACTCTCTGGCAAAGGACGAGGAATGCCGAGATAACCTGAAAATTTACCTAGATAATGCTTTAATACTTCGGTATCTAACATACCAAAATTAGTGTAAAGTTCATCTTCATTTTCAGTAACATATGCTTCCATCTTCATAGTCTCATAAAACATTTCATTTTCAACTTTAGCTAGTTGCAAATTAGCTGCCTTTG